TCTCTATTTGGCGGTCATTCTTTGTCCCGCCTTAAAGTAGCCGATGGATCTTACACCGTGTTAAACTCCATGAGTTCTCGAGGAGTTAACACGTCAGTTTCTTTGATCGGGCAACACTGTTGCGCAACTGTCCCGAAGACTGTTATGGATGCGGTGAAAGCTGCTCAAACGATAACTTCGAACAATTTAACAGTTGCCACTGTGGTCAAGTTGACGAAACTTGAGCAGGGACCGGCGAGTGTGTTGCTGGGATACGTGAGACAGGACGTCAAAGTGAAAGGCGAGATAATGTATGTCACTTCTCCGGAGAGACAAGTCTTTGCTTATTCCTTTGTGGATGATGCTGATGACAATGATAAGCCATCGATGACGTCTTTTATGAACTCAATTATACCAGCGGCGTACGTGCCAGTTGTCGGCAAGGCCAACGACGCGGCAGCCGTCAAAGGACGCATTGACGCAGTTCGTTCTAAGGAACTCGTGATCACAGCGTCTTTGTTGAGGCACATGAAGGAGTTCGGAAAGCTCTTGATTCCGAAACCCAATGAGCTGGAACCAGTCTCTTTCGAGGAAGTTTATTTCCGTCAAGGTCGCCCCACGCAGCGCCGCTTGCTTGACCAAGCTGACGCCTCTGGCGGTGACTTATGTATAGAGATGGACGTCTTCATGAAGAAAGAACCATATCAGGACGTTAAGGATCCACGACTCATCACGACTTTGCCATCCCACATGAAGTACTCATACTCAAGGTACATTTACGCGTTTTCTGACGAGTTTATGAAGAAACAACCTTGGTATGCGTTTGGCAAAACTCCGCTGGCCATCGCCACTCGAGTTGCTACCATATGTTCAAAAGCTGTCACTTCGGTTTCAAAAACAGATTTTAGACGCTTTGATGGTAGGGTATCTAACGTGTTGCGTGCCTTTGAGGCTTATCTACTGGCCAGGGCTTTCTCGCATAAACATGTCCAAGAGGTCATGGACTTGTTTAATTCACAGATGAATAAGAAAGCTCGTACTAAACATGGCATAAAATACGATACCGGAGTTGTGCGTTTGTCAGGTTCACCTGAGACAGCTGATTTTAATTCTGTTGACAACGCCTTTGTTGCTTATGTTGCCTACCGTGACTCAGGATATAGTGTTGAGGAGTCATGGGAGAAACTGGGCATCTATGGCGGTGATGATGGTCTCAGTTCGGATATTGAAACTAAAACGTACGAGAAGGCGGCAGCGAGTGTGGGACAACTCCTTGACATCGAACCCGTTAAAAGGTTTGATGCGGGGGTCATGTTCTTGGCACGCTGCTACTCGCCGGATGTGTGGACTGGGGACTTAACTTCATGTTGCGATTTGTTACGCACGTTGTCAAAGTTCCATGTCACGGTTACTATGCCAGCAGGTGTTACCCCAATAGCAAAGCTGGTTGAGAAATGCCGTGGTTTCCGCACAACTGATTATAACACTCCGGTCATTGGTCCTCTCGTGAAGGTTGTTTTGGATAAAGCCGGGGGGACACTATACACCGGAGAAGCGCGGATCCGCTCATACCACAGTTACAATGATGATGAGAATGAGTGGTATCCGAATCGTGCAGGTGACTGGATGGTCGATTGCGTGAATGAGTCTATGCCTGGTGCACAAATACAAGTTTTTAATACCTGGATTGAGAGATTGAACAATATGGGACTGGAGGAGTTCAAAGTGGAGGTGCTTAAGGCGCCGCAACTGTTTGAACCCCCGGCTCCTGTGGTCGTCAATGCCATTGTGAATGGCAATCCAGTACCCGCAGCTATTACCGTGCCAGCGGCGGCCGTTAAGGCCCCCGTTCGGCGCGGCAAGGGTCGCGGGAGGAAGTAAATCACCGTGTACTCTCACGCGGTTCAGTCTTATAGACTTTGTGTATGGCTGTCCACGTGGGTGACGGTGAATTCTTTGTAAATATTGGTGTACATTCTATCCCTGTGCTTACTTATTTGTGCCTTAAGTATCCTCTCGCAAGATCATATTTTCGAAATTTGACGGTTGTGGAATTAATAACCGTCTATTTTCAATTACGCGATGCCTCCAAAGACAACAACGACGACGAAAGTCACTTCAACGGTCAGCGCAGCTCAGGCTGCGCCGGCTAAACCTGGTAAACACGCGAAGCGTAATGCTAAGCGTCGGGCGAAGAATAGAAGTGGCGCTTCCCGTCCATTGTCAAATCGTTCACGCATGGGCTTCAATGCTAATATGATGAAGTTGTGGGCCTCACTTATCGATCCTTTTGATGAGGTTCCACCCCTCATCGGAGCCTATGGTGAGCCAAAGTTCAGTTTCACTTTGTATGATCGCAGACTACTAACTATCAGCACCGATGGTAGTCTTCTTATGGAAACTTATCCTTCCGTCGGCTCATCGACTAGTTTAGCTTCTGCCTTGAACATTTTCATACCGGTCACAGCAAACCACGCTGCCGCGTGGACCACCGCGAACACTACGTATGCCGCATTCTCGACAGCGTCAGTCTTCGAAACTAACGTTGACTTGATGATGCCTGTGTGTGGTGGCATGCGTATAATTCCGACTGGCGTTTTAACCGGCTCATCCGGCGTCATCTTTGGTGGGCTTGAACCCATCAATGACAATACATACAGTGTTTATGGCAGCAACACTCCTGCTAACACTTTGACGAACGTCGCTTATGCCCAAACTTCACGCCTTGTAGATGGCGCTATGTCGCTTTGGCGTCCTGGAAATATTTATGGAGCCACGAACTACATCAACTCCTCAAGTATTGAGGGAGCGGGTACGGCTATTGGGCAATATGTTTCTGGGCTGTTCTTGGGCATTTTGGGAGGTACTAACACTCAGACTGTCTTTGTTGAAACTGTCTATCACTGCCAAGGCACGCCGATCCCTAACACTGCATGCCTGTTTGCTGAAACTACCGATGGAATGACCACCGAAGAGGTTGAACTCGTCTACCAACAGATGGCGCGTGAGGTGCCTACGAATTTTGTGCCACACGCAGCCACCAACATTGGCGCTGCTGTGCGCTATAGGGTAGGCGGTGGGCGCGCTTCTTCATCCTCAGCAGGTTCAGCTCGAGTTGCCCAAACTCTTCATAACGCCGTTGGACAATGGGCCCAAGTGGATGATTCTTCCAGTTCCGCTTCTGGTTATGCGGCCAGTGTTTTGGGTGGCGTAGCTTCTGTGGTCGGCACTTACGGGCTCCAGAAATTGCGTCGGCCTTTGGGACGGCCTGGTCCTGATTGATTGTGTGTGTCCTCGTGGGAATATGTGCGTTATGCACTACCCGGAAAAATCGAATAAACAGGTTGAGTTGAAAATTGCTTATGTTTGTTTACGTGTACATACTATGCTATCCTTGATGTTGCCCCACACGTGTTGACCGACACGTTATAAATACCGGTTAATCGACGTTGTTGCATTTATTTGCACCGTCGTCGGCTTGTTGCTTATGCACAGCTGCACGCTCAGTAGTTAACACTACTTTGAGCGTCGCTTAAGGC